ATAGTTAATGGAGTGTATACCTCGCCATCATTGCAAAAAAGAATTAATTTTGCTGAAGAGACATTGAGGAGTTACGGATAATGAGTACTATTTCACAATTACTTGGAAATTTGGCAGCAAGATTTCCAGGCGATACCCCTATTATTAATGTAGCAAAGGGTGTTTATGGATTAAAAAATTTAGAAGACGAAGTTTTTAATGAAATAGGATTAGTGGTAAACGGTATCTTAAACTATACTCAATCCTTACCAGAAATTAAATCAAAAAATATAAGTATACCGGATGCAAAAGTTGTAGAATTTACCCCAGCTGTACCTGGCTATGAAAATATATTAAGAAGTGCAACAAGTGAAAAACAAGATATTACTAAAATGACCTCATCTTCCCTGGTAGGAGATGGCGAAAATAATTTCATTCTTACTTTAGGTAAACCCTTTGCAATGGCTAATGCACTAAGTCAAGTGACAAATACAAAGGCACCGTTTAATATAATTTCTCCGTTTATTCCAATTGAAACAAATGCACAAGCAAGCGAAACATTTATTACTTCTAATTATAATGCTGCTATGCCCGGTGCTACTAATGCGTTAACTCAGTCTCGCTTAGCCATACTTAATTCTATTTTAGGATCAGTTAATAACAATTATAAAAATTTAACAGAAAGTGCTGGATTCTTAGCAACTTATTCATCATCAAAAAATAATGAAATTGAAAATGCTATATCTTTTTTAAACTTAAATGATGAAGTAAAATCTAAAATTATTCCGCTAGTTATAAATGGCGATAAGAATACGGCTATTAATAAAATTATAGAAGCATTACCATTAAATGAACGCAGTGACGCAAAAATTAAAGAAATTGAAGAAGCTGTTGCTGGAATAGATACTAGTATTACTGCTAATACTACAAATGGCAATTCAATTCCGAATCCAGCAATAAGTACAGCACCGATTACCACCTCGCAAAAATTTGCTGGATATCAAACTAGTACTAAGTCTGCCAATATGCCATATAGATTTCCTATTGTTGCTGGTAAAGAAGAACTTATAGCAGATTTTAATTTTGCAAAAGAGAATCGTGAAATTACAACATTGGTAAATCATTGGACAGGTCATTTTAAAAATGATTCTGTGATTACTGCCCAACATATACATGATATGCATATGGATCCGCCATATAATTATTCTGGTATTGGATATCATTATATTATTTTATCTGATGGTAGAATTCAAAGAGGTCGACCAGTAAATATAGTAGGCAATCATGTGAAAGATATGGATCAGCGAACAATAGGCGTTGCTGGCGTCGGGGGCATAGGACTTACTCGAGAATATTGGCAAAGCGAATTAGGCGAAAAATTTAGTACGCAGGGCTATCCATACGGCGGACGGTGGTATAGTGATGCTCAAGCAAAAACTTTTAAATTAATTGCTGAATGCTTTTATAGTGTATGGGATGCCGGAGAAATTTATGGACATATGGATATGAAACCAAGCACTCAACAAGATCCCGATTGGCCAGAAGAATGGTTGCCTTCAATGTTTAAAAGAAAAAATAAATTCGATCCAACAAAAGGTGCTCCTACAACAGCTCAAATTTTGGGAGATATATCATGACAACAAATTTTGAAAAAGAAGAAGCAATTATAAGCGAAAGCCAAATAATGTCAAACTCTAATGGGTTTGTAGAAGGTTCAGGTACATACCCTAAACCAGAATATTGGCATCAAAGTTCTGTTAATTTGGCTGCAAGAAATGCTAAATTCCATAAATTAGATATATCAAATGGAATTCCATTTGTAGATTTAGATTTAAATGCGCCGCTGTCTGCTCAATATCCTTTAAATGATGTTCATGAAACGCCAGCAGGACATGTTTTTGAATTTAATGACACATTAGCCAATGAAAGAATATTGCTAAAACATACAATTGGTGCCGGTATTGATATTAAACCAGATGGCACAATTTTAATAAATTCTAAAGGCAATAGAGTTGAAATAGTAGATGATAATTATTATATGGCTGTTGAAGGTGATGGTCATTTAACTTATTATGGAAACCTTAGCTTAAATGTTTCCGGCGATTTAGATATGGATGTTGGCGGCGACTTTTATTTAAGAGTTGGTGGAAGCTGGATGATTAATGTTTTAGGCGATTATCGTAAAAAAATTGTTGGACATTGGCAAGAGATCGTTCAAAAAAGTAAAAACATTACTAATATTGGAAATTATGTTTCAACAACACTTGGTACAGTTATTGATTCGGTAAAGGGTAAATATACTTTAAGATCGGAGGATAAAATAGAAGTACATGCTGGTGATAATTTGTATATTACTGCCGCAAATGAATTTATTCAAACTGCACCAAATATGAATATTGCGGCGCAGGACATGTCTGTTATTGGCAGCACCGGAACTATTGGCGGCCAAGGCATTTACATGTATAATTTTAATTCCTATACAGAAAAAACAGTTCATGCCGAAACAGTTTCTGCTAAAGCAATGTTTGCGGATACTTTCTTTGGAGACTTGTCTGGTGATGCTTTAAGAGCCGTGAGTGCAAATGTATCGGCCGGTTTAGGCGGCGGCGGTGCATCGGTTAGAATTAATAATGTACAACGAAACAATGCACAATCAGCAAAACCGACAGCTACTAATATGGAGCAATATGTTGAAAATTCATCGCTTGGATATAAAAAAATCAGCATTGACCCCACAGAAGAATTAAAAAATTCAATTGAAAAAACTGCACCTACTGGTGGAGTAACAGATAGGATTTTAACAACTTCTGAAGTAAGAGCTAAATTAAAAGATCCATTAAATAAAGCTAATGATGAATTTTTAAAAGAACAATTTGAATTTGGTGTTTTGTCGCCGCAATTTGCTAGATTGACTAGCCCAAGTGGAAGTACGAGTCAAACTAGCGTTTCAATACCAAGAATTGAATCAGAACCTATTAATGGAATGTCTGACCCATATAGTCGAGTTCAACCGCGGGAAAAAGCAGTGGCAAGAACCGTAAACATTGCACCTAGCCCAGAATTCAATCCTACAAATTTTAAAGAAATAACCCAGAAAACCGAATTAGATACAAATATTCCTATTTCTAAATTTATGGGGTCATTAGGAGATAGAAAATCAATTGAGAAAATTGATGATATGGGAAAACGAATAAGAATTGCGCAGAATCTTGTGCCCCATACTAAAATATTTAATACATTTAAAACATTAAAAAAATTAAATGATATTAATTTTGTTGTTGCGGAAGGGGTTTATATTCCAATTCAATCCGAAAAATTAACACCTAATGGATTTATTGATTTATCAACAGAAGGTCGGGCCATTGCTTATGAAGTATATGATACCGCCGGTAAAATAAATTATGAAAAAACTTTTGAAATGGCTGAAGCTATAAAAGATTTTTGCTATTTTGATTCCCTTGAATTAAGATATGATGATTACGATCCTAGCGGTATAATGAATATGCAGATTGCGGTGATCACTCCAGAAATTAATTCATCATATACTAATACCTATAAAATGAATGTTGCTACTTATTACAATGACATATTACAGAGCTCGAGCGATTTAATACTATTAACATCAGATGAATTTGATCAAACTAATGAGTTTAGCACTAACCCAAATGTTGGCGTAGTAGATATGTCATATGACCCAGCTGATCCAAATGTGCCGGTAAATAATTCAAATACACAAGCAGATAATTCTTATAATGGACCACTCGGCAAAATTACAACAAAGAATGGGTTATCAACATCTATTGCTAAAGTATTTGTTCCGAACTTCCAAGGATTAATTAATGATTTAGAAGCAGCTGGTTATGAGTTTAAAGTATTGCATGGTTATAGCAATAGAAATATCGCCAATTCAAGTAAAAAAAGCTGGCATGCGCATGGAGCAGCAATTGATATTAACCCAGCCCAAAATTATGTTCAGTATGGTGTTTCATTTGGCGCTGGGATGGTTACAGATATGCCTAATAATATTAGAGAACTTGCTGCAAAACATGGTTTAGGTTGGGGCGGTGATTGGAATAGTAAAAAAGATCCTATGCATTTTAGTGCTGCAAAAAATGAAGGCGGCAATTTTAACATAGCTAGAAATGGAAATATTCCAATATCAGTTGGATAATAGCTATAAATAAAAGAAAAGGGTTTTAAGACAAATGGCAGCCACCAAAATATTATCTACTGAAGATGCAAATTTATCTACGCCTTCTATTATTGTTGCTGTAGATAAACCTAATAGCGATTTAGATTTAACATTTTCTGCAAAACCCAATAGCGGGGATGTTTATAAAAAAATAGATGCTGCAGCAGTGAAGCAATCAATAAAAAATTTATTGATGACTAATCGTGGCGATCGTCCGTTTAATTATTATTTTGGAGCAAATTTAGTAGACCTATTATTTGAATTAGATGACGACGATTTAGAAGATGATATTAATCAATATGTGGTAGATGCAATTAAAAATTTTGAACCCCGAGCGGAATTGCTTGATGTCATGGTCAGAGCTGCCCCAAATACTGTTAGAGTACGAGTAGAATTTATGGTAAAAAATACTCAACAAATTGAAATTGTAGAAACAACTATGTCGAGGCTAAGATAATGGCAACAAATATTTCGTCAACATCTTTAGATTTTGTAAATATACGCAATAATCTAAAAACATATTTTGCCCAAAAACCTGAATTTGCTGACTACAATTTTGATGCGGCTGGACTATCTAATATATTAGATGTGTTGGCATATAATACTCATTACAATGGTCTTATTGCAAACCTTGCTACAAATGAATCATTTTTATCTTCTGCCCAACTAAGAGCGTCTGTTATTTCTCATGCTGAATCTTTGGGTGTAAATGTTAGATCAAAAACAGCATCAATTTGTGAATTAGTAGTTTCAGTGAATTTGGGTGGATTAAACCCTAGGCCTGCAAGTATAACTTTACCAATTGGTACTACCTTTACCGCGGTATCAGACAATATAACATACACATTTAAAACTTTGGAAAAATATACCGCAACAGATGATGGAAGTGGCACATTTACTTTTGCGGATTCAAAAGGAACTTTGATTGTTAAAGCAGTTGAAGGAATAGAATATAGCAAAACATTTTATGTAGGCGAAGTTGCAGAAAATCAGGTTTATGTAATTCCTGAAGCAAATTTAGATACAACAACGGCAGTAGTCAAAGTATTTGACTCGCCAACAAGCGCAGAATATACTACATATACTCCGCTATATAAAGCAATAACAGTAAATTCTACATCAACATATTATACTCTTCGTGAAACTCCGAATGGCTATTTTGAAATTAATTTTGGGGATGGTATTACCTTTGGTAAAAGGCCTGAAGCCGGATCTAAAATAGTTATTACATATATGGTGCCAAATGGAGCAGTTGCAAATGGATTAAAAACATTTACAACCGCAAATGAGATTAATATTGATGGTGTTGATTATCCACTTGCGTTAGTATTAAGTTCTAGATCACACTCCGGTGGAGAAAAGCAATCCATAGAATCAATACGACAAAATGCTCCAATCGCATTTGCAACTCAGCAAAGACTTGTTACTGCTTCTGACTATGAAGCATTAATTCGTACAAATTTTTCTCAGATTGATGATGTATCTGCATGGGGTGGTCAAGATAATTTTCCAATAGACTATGGTAAAGTTTTTGTGTCAATAGATTTTGAAGATAATACATCCGAGAATACCAAAATTTCATTAAAAAATTCTATTACTGAAAATTTTGCAAAGAATTTATCAGTGATGTCAATTACAACAGAATTTGTTGATCCCCAAGAATTATATTTTAATATAGAATGTGATGTTCAATTTAATCCAGAAAAAACTGCGGCAACAGCAGCAGCAATAAATAATAATGTATTGAGCCAAATTAATTCACATTTTAATGAAAAATTAAATGGGTTTAAAAAAACTTTTAGAAAATCTACATTATTAACTGAAATAGATAATTTAAGTCCGGCTATTTTATCAACAGCTATTCGCATTAAAAATCAATTAAGATTTGTGCCCAATATAAATATCAAAGCAAATTACGAAATATATTTTCCATTTGCAGTTGCACTTCCAGATGACGATTATTATTCTATTATTTCAACAGAATTTAAAATACAAGAATCAGCAAAATTTGCTAGATTTCAAAATAAATTAAATAGTTCAACATTACAAATAGTAGCAACTGATGGTGAAGTATTGGTAGATAATTGTGGATTTATTGATACCATATCAGGTAAAGTCGTAATATATTCATTCAATCCATCTACAATATATGATGGTACTAATTACTTGAAATTAATAGTAATACCGGCGGATCAAAATACTATACGACCAATGAGAAACTATACTATGAAAATAGATAATACTCTAACTACAGTTTCTTCAAATATAGATAAAAATCAAATTTTAAGTAGAATTTAATGCCATCGCAAACATTATCAGATATTAATCGTCTACCGATTAGTTTTAAAAAGAGTTTAGTAAAAGAGGTTCTTCCAGAATTTTTTGCGGAAGAATACCCAAATTTTATTCTTTTTTTAGAAACTTACTATGATTTTTTAGATAGTGCTGAAAATTTTGGTGATTTGATAGATGATCTATATACTATTAGAGATATAGAAGCGGCTAGTCTTGCAAATATTGATAACTTATTTTATGAAATAGGTATGGGTGTATCGCATACACTATTTCAAAATCCTCGTGAGGTGATTAGAAATTTTGCTAGATTCTTTAGAGTTAAAGGATCATTATATTCAGCAGAAGGTTTTTTCCGAGCTTTCTTTGGAATTGATGTAGAAATTGAATATCCTAAAACTAATTTGTTTATTTTGAACGAATCAGAAATTGGGATTGAATCATTAAAAGTATTACAAGATGGTGGTTTATATCAAGTTTTATCACATCTTATTAAAGCTCCTATTTCTATATCAACATGGGGTGGGTTATATAAAAAGTTTGTGCATCCAGCAGGATTTTATCTTGGTGCCGAAGTTCAAATATCAAATGTTGCGGTTGCTAATCTTAATGCTATCGAGGTAATTTTTGATTCCGCATCTAATGTGGTTGATATAACAGAAGTAGCATCGGTTGTGCCACTTACATTTAGCTCAATTTCATTGCTTGATAAAATGGGCGCAACAGATTATCTTGCCGATCCAAACACGGGTGATGTATTATCACTTAATGTTCGTACCGGAATATTGGAAAATGCTGGATCGTATGATTTAAAAGAAGCTAATGATTCTGATAAACCAATAATTCACACAAGGCTAAGTTCTACTGAAACAGTACGCAAATATGCAGCAGCAACAATTGCAGAATTAGCATTAGAATATGAAACAATTTCTGATTTGGCTAATGCAAGCTCACCAACAGTAGATCAAAGTTTAAACAATAATTTTGGTATTAATGTATCAAATACTTATGAAACAGTTGATCAAGAAGAATTCGTAAGATATGATTCAAATTAACTGTAAACTTATATAAATACAATTAAATAGATTCAAAAAGAGATATTTTAATGGCGCAAGAAATTATTAATATAGGTTCATCTGCTAATGATGGAACTGGTGATACTTTAAGAGCAGCAATGTCAAAATGTAATAATAATTTTACTGCATTATTTGGCGGTGGATTACTTGAATCATATACAGTAGCAACTCTTCCAAGTACACCCGTAACTGGGTCATTAATTTTTGTTTCAGATGGCGATACCGGTTTGCCATGTCTTGCAGTATATGATGGAAGTAATTGGAAAATTATTTCCCTCGGATCAAATATTTAGGAAAATACGAAAATGGCAGCAACAGTTACTGACAATTTGAAAAAAACTATACTTCAAGCTATTATTGATGATTTTACTGATGCTAGTAATAATTATTATATTGGGGTGGGTAGATCTGAGTACTGGGATAGCGGAGACGTTGCGCCGGTGGCTCAAAATCATATGGATGAACAAAGAAAATTCAGAAATTCGCTACAAGCAATTAAAAAAGTTAGAGGTGTTTCTTTCGTTGTACCTAGACAGAATTGGACTAGCGGCACAATTTATTCCGCATGGGACGACCGCCAGCAAGGATATCCGGCGCGCTCCTATTATGTGATGAATGCCAATTATCATGTGTACGTATGCTTACGGGCTGGCCGTGATAATACTGGAGCTTTAGTACCATCTGTTATAAATCCTACTGGCTCAAATAATGATCCATTCGAAACTGCTGACGGATATGTTTGGAAGTTTATTTATACAATTTCAGAAATTAATGCAAAATATTTCTTATCGGCAGGTTATATGCCAGTGTCAAATGTAGAATTACAACCAGACTCAGACGCATCTGGAATAACATTAAAACAATGGGAAATTCAGCAAGCCGCAAATTCATATATGCTATCACAAGTAATAGTAACTGCTGGTGGATCGGGTTATACTTCTGCCCCTACTGTTAGTATTATAGGTACTGGGCATGAAATTGATGCTGGTGATCATTTAGCGGCTACTATTGATAGCGCAGGCACTGTAACTAAAGTAGAAATTGTTAATGAGGGTTCTACATTAAATTATATGTGGAATCTCGAAGGAACATCATTAGAATTTACTGGTGGGGGTGGATCTGGGGCTGCGGCGCGTCCAGTAATTTCATCTGCTGCCGGGTTTGGAGCAGACGCAAGAGAAGATTTAAAAGCATCTGGCTTAATGTTTAATAGCAAAATTGAAGGTGATGATGTAGACTTTATTACCATGCAAGATTTTAGACAAGTCGGACTTATTAAAAATCCTACATTAATAAATAGCAACACATTATTTACTAATGAAACTGGAAATGCATTGGATCATATGACATTGCAAAGTATTTCTGTGGCTTTTTCTCCAGATAAAACTATACAAGGCTCAACATCAGGCGCTCAAGCATATATTGATAGGGTTGTTAATGGCGCAGTATCAGATACTCCTCCACATAAAATTTATTTCCATCAAAATGAAGAAACTGGATTTAAGCAATTTACAGCCGGTGAAAATATAACAGAAATTAATGGTCCAGGAGTTGGGGTGTTATCATCGGGAGCCTGGAGGGTTGATGGAGAATTTGATCCAACAACAGGTGATATTTTGTATATAGATAATAGAGGTGCAGTAGAAAGAAGTGCATCTCAATCAGAAGACATTAAAGTAATCATCCAATTGTAAGAGATATAAGATACCATGGTAATAACATATTCAGAAAATGCATTTGAAAATCTATATCACGATGATTTTAGTGATAGTGCTGGTTTTCAAAGAATTTTATTTAATCCGCGCAAAAGTCTTCAAGCTCGTGAATTAACACAGTTACAAACCATTCTTCAAAATCAAATTACAAAATTTGGTCAAAATATTTTTAAAGAGGGTGCAGCGGTCAACCCGGGTGGTTTATTTATTAATGATAAATCAGAATTTATTAAATTACAAGAAGACACCATTCCTGATGCAGTTGTGCTTAATGAAAAATTTTTAGGTCAAACTTCGAATATTGAATTTCAGTTAATTTCTGCTGAAGCAGCTGCTGGCGCAGATCCTGCTACAATTTATGTTAGATATACAAATAGTTTATCTGGCACTTCTGGGGCTTCGCCTATTACTGTTTTGGCAGGTGAAACTTTAGTTGGCCAAACATCTGGTACTATTTTAACAGTACAAGCAACAAATACAATTGCTAATCCAGCTGTTGGCCTTGGAGTAAAAGTTTCTTCTAATGCCGGAAGTTTTTTTACACAAGGATTTTTTGTATACGCACCTGCACAAACTTTAATTGTTTCAAAATATAATAGAAATGCCACATTAGAAATTGGTTATAAAGTTATTGAAGATATTGTAACTGCTGATGATGATTCTTCTCTTTTCGATAATACTGGAGCAGTACCAAACCTAACAGCGCCTGGTGCTGATAGATTTAGAATTAGATTAATATTAATTGATAAAGCAAATATTGTAAATGGAGAAACATTTGTTTCTCTTGGAAAAATTGTTAATTCTAATCTTGTTAATTTAAATACTGGCTCTAACCAATATAATAAAATTAATGATTTATTAGCAACAAGAACAAACGAAGAATCCGGCGATTATTTAGTAACTCCATTTAATTTGGCATATGACTCAGCAACATCTTCTACATTAAAGCTTACTGTAAGTAACGGGACTGCTTATGTGAATGGTTATAGAGCAGAAAATCCTACTCCATCATTTATTACGGTTAATAGGGCACAAACAGCCGAAACTTTAAATAATAGCTCTATTGGTGTTGAATACGGCGATTTTGTAATTATTTCACAATTAACTGGTGTACCAGATATTGAATTTTATTCAGAAATAAACTTGGTATCGAGTGTTGATGGGCTTGCTTCAAATGCAATTGGTACTGCTCGAGTAAGATCTATTGATAAAGTTGGTGATGGCACATATAGATGTTATATTTTTGATCTTAAAATGAATACTAATCAGAGCTTTAGAAATGTTAGATCTATTGCTTCAGCTGATGCATCTTTCCTTGGTGTTATACAGTTATCAGAGGGTATTGCTAAAAGAAATAATACTAACCTTGCTAATTTATTATTTCCATTACCTAGAACAAGGCCGCAAGAATTATCCGATATTTCTATGCAAGTCCAGCGAAAATTTACCGGTACAACCGACGCCACTGGACAAGCAATTATTAGTTTGAGTGATGTTAATGAATCATTCACAAATGCAAATGATTGGATTATTTCTGTAAACGGTGTAATTGATACAAGTGTAGTAATTAGCGGCGGTAATACTTCACAGGCTATAATTTCTGGATTAGCTGCAACACAAACCTTTAATATTTTGGCCTATGTAGCAAAATCATCAGCTACCGCAAAAACAAAAAGCTTAACAAATTTAACACAAGCTATTACTTTAAATGCTGCAGATTCTGCTGGTATTGTATATGGAAGTGTTGGCGTAGCTGACGTTTTTGAATTTACTAGCATAACTCAAGATAGTGCAGACGGACCAGATATTAGCTCATCGTTTATTACCGATAATGGGCAAAGAGATACTCACTATGGTACAAGTAGAATTCGGTTAAAAACTGGAAAAACAAATCCAATTACAGTTTATGTTAAAGTTAAATATTTTCAGCACTCAACCAATGGCGACTTTTATAGTATTAATTCATATAGCGGGATTGATTATGCTGATATTCCTTCTCATGTTACTGCCGATGGCACAATAGTGCAATTAAGAAATGTATTAGATTTTAGACCAGTTGCTGACATAAACGGAAATTATAATACTAATACATCACGTATTAATGAATTACCACAAAATACCGATAATATATTGGCTGATATTAATTATTATCAATCAAGATGGGATAAAATTGTAATTAATGAAAATGGACAAATTACCAATTTAAGTGGTGAACCATCATTAACACCAAATTTCCCAGTAACACCGGAAAATTGCTTAGAACTTTATAGAGTTAAATTAAACCCATATACGTTAGATAATACTGATATTAGTGTTACAAAAATTGACACTAAGGGTTATACAATGTCAGAGATTGCTGGTATTGAAAAAAGAATTGAAAGACTTGAGGAAACAACTGCGCTTAGCCTTCTTGAATTAGATACTAATAATTTGGCAGTTTATGATTCTGCTGGTAATGATAGAACAAAATCTGGTTATATGGTAGATAACTTTGCAGACTTTTATCATACCGATGATAAATACTCCGAATTTAAAGCATCTATTGATCCACAAAATTATAAATTGCGGCCAGCATATTATAGCGATAATATTGGTTTGCAATATGATTCTGATAATTCAACAAATACAATCCTTAAAGGCGATAACATTTATATCAAGTATGCCCATACACCATTTTTATCGCAGCTTCAAGCATCAAGAACAGAAAACGTTAACCCATTTGCGGCATACCAATTTAATGGTAATTTAAAACTTTCGCCGGCTTCGGACGAATGGAAAGATGTGCGTAGACTTGCGGATAAAGTAATTAGTGGTGGTACATTGTTAAATGGTAGACAATTAGACCAATGGAATGAATGGCAATGGGCCTGGGGCGGTTCACAAATTTCTGGATTGCAAAGAGGCGATACTGTAGAAACAAGTCCAAGAACGACATCATCATCCACCAGCACACAAAGATCGGGTAATGAATTACTCACAATTAGAACTACTAGTGCAACAGCAATAGTACAAAGAGTAGTATCATCAGAAACTATTCGTGAAGTTGTTGCGGATCGTGTGGTAGATGTTGCGCTTTTACCATATATTAGATCAAGAAAAGTATTCTTTAAGGGAGAAGGTCTTCGTCCTAATGTTAAAATTATTCCATATTTTGACGGAATTGATGTCAGTGCCTGGTGTAAAGAAGAGACGTTTAAAAACTTTTCAACAAATAAAACCGAATATGGTAATACTCAAAATTCATTAACTGGTCATCCAGAGACTGCGTCAAATTTATTCAGTGATGCTGAAGGTAGATGCCAAGGTTCATTCTTTATTCCTAATACATCAACCATTAGTTTTAGATCAGGTACTCGCGAATTTACTCTTTTAGATATTACTTCGTATGATCCCCAAAATTCATCAACAGTTGCTGTAGCAAATTATGACGCTAAGGGTTTACTAGAAACTAAACAAAGAACAGTAAAATCTACTCGCAGTATACAAATTATCACCCAGCGTGAAAATGTTGAGACCAATAGAACAATTACTGGGCGTCAAACTGTTCGACAAAGAGATCCAATTGCTCAATCATTCTTTATTGAAAATGCTGAAGGATTGTTTATTTCGAAAGTAAGATTATTCTTTGAAAGCAAAGATGAAACATTACCAGTTCAAATTCAAGTTCGACCAATGGTAAATGGATCGCCCTCTTCTGATGTTATTATTCCTGGTTCTATTGTATCAAAAAATTCAACCGAAGTTAATATTTCAGCAAATGCAACAGCTGCAACAGATTTTGAATTTGATGAACCGTTATATTTAGATTCATATAGCGAATATTGTATTGTGGTTATATGTGATACTACCAAATATAATGTTTGGACATCATATATGGGTGATTTTGAATTAGGGTCAACAGCAAGAAGAATTGTTACCCAACCAACATTGGGATCGTTCTTTAAATCTCAAAACTCTTCTACATGGGAACCAGCACAGTTACAAGATTTGAAAATGGAATTATTTAGATGCGCATTTTCTGGCACAACAGGAACTGCACAATTATATAATAGTAATTTACCAAATGAATTATTAGAAAAAGATCCATTTGAAATGACTGCTGCTAGTAATTATATTTTAGTGCATCATAAAAACCATGGATTTACCATTGGGGATAAAGTAACAATTTCGGGAGTTACCGGGACTATTAATGGTATTCCAGCAAGTGAATTAAATACTACTCATACTATAAGTAATTTTAACGATCAAGAAGCAATTGATTCATATTATATTCAAGTAACAACAGCTTCTATATCAACAAAATCAGCTGGTGGTACCACTGTACAAGCTACTAAGAATATGATTATTAATGTTATTAATCCGTCTATTGAAGTATTATTGCCACAATATACAAATATAACATTAAAGGGCAAATTCCTTTCTGGTAAATCTATTGCTGGTAGTGAAGTCCCATATCAACAAGATACAACATTTGAGCAATTGCAATTCAAAGAAAATACTTATTTTAATGTACCAAAAGTAGTAGCCAATACTGCAAAAGAAACTACATTAGGAACTAGCTCTATAATTTTACAATCAACTATGACTACCGATAATAATTTTGTAGCGCCAGTTATTGATTTACAGCGCGCCTCAATAATAGGAATTTCAAATAGAATTGAAAATCAATCTAATGCTATTTCAGCGGGTTTCAATATTCCACATCAATATATTAATGAAACTGATCCCAACGAAGGTAGTTCACCAACAAAACATGTTACAAAACCAGTAACACTAATTAATGATGCTGTTGGATTGAAAATCCTATTGGGGGCAAATAAACCTCGAGGAGCAGACTTTAAAGTATATTGGAGAACATGCGAAGTAAGTGAAAACATTTATGACTTTGCATGGACATTAGTAACACCTGAGGGACCACAGGCTTCAGATGAAAATCCAGAGGTATTTAGAGATTATAGATATCTTGTAGGTGGCGATGGTGGTACTATGGATGCGTTTACAAAATTTCAAGTCAAAATAGTATTTACATCAAATAATAGTTCAAAAGTGCCAACTATTAAAGATCTACGACTTATTGCATTGGGTATTTAAGATGTATTTGAAAATAGAAGGCGAACCAAAATTAGTAAAAGATATTAAAACTGGCGCGATCCTAAATTTAAATTATCATGATGAAATAGCTAAAATTAAAAAAGCTAAAGCATTAAAAAAAATGCAAGAGAATGAAATAACCGATTTAAGAGCAGAAGTAAGCGAAATTAAAGAATTACTTGCTATGCTAATAAGAAAGATTGACTAATGGCTAGAAAATATTACGTAGATTTAAGTGATACCATTGCTGCATGGCGTGGTAAAACTAATTTAATTTCTGAAAATATTGGTGATTTAGATAATCTTACCTGGAGTGATGATAGCGATGTTGTTGCGGCACTGAATAGTCTCTATGCATTGAGTGGTCCTAGAACCGAAAGGTTATTAATTTTAGATGCAAGTGGGACAGTTGTTAAATCCATATATGGTTATGCTGATTCTGGAGTTAGCTGATCGTGGCTATACATAGACCATTAACTTATGATAATACTGGTGGCGTGCTGCGCCAGATGACTGATGCAGAGTTAACAGCTTTACGTCTAAAAGCTATCTATACATATGGTTTAAATCCATCAGTTGTTCTTTCTCGTGTGGGTACAGGTGGTAATTTAGGTTCAATATACGATACAAGATCAATAGTAAATGGGTATGCTGCAGATTCTGATGGTGCACCACCGGTTACGATAAAAACCATAGAATTTTCTAATATTAATCAAACAGTACAAAGTGAATTAGCAGTTAATAACGCGTCACTTAAAGAATATCCAGTCTATTTAAATAATAGTGGTGATATTGTTGCAATGACAGATATTGATTTTTATGATACAATTATTTTACCAGCAATTGATATTTTAACAAGTGGAAATACAACTTCTCAACAGCCTGGCACATATTTTATTTCAGCTACTAATAATGTTGCTAATGCAACTTTAGTTGACCCTCTACCTATTTACATAGATACTCGAGCTGACCTTAATTATTTCCGAAATGACGATTATGATTATGATTATGAATACGATTATGAATATTGTGGGCCATATGAAAACGATAGACCAATTCAAATTCAACAATTTTATTTGCACCGAATAGATGCAAATGCTGGAATTTTAGCACCAATTTCTTATCCGCTTTATATTACTGATAATAATAATTTAAAAATTTATGGAGCTAACGAATTAAATACACTATTAGAAAAAAGTATTAGATATACTGCTTCTGCAAATTCAGCCGGATTAATTAGATATTCATATACAGATGGCAATACAAGAGGTAGTGCTATGTCAAATACAGTGTATTCGGGTTCTGGGTTTAAAGATTGGGCAATTGCTGATCTCTGCATTCCCGGAGATTACGATTATGATATTGTTCAGCAAGTTCCGGCTGGACCTGTCACAACAGCGAACATATATAATTTAAGGATCAAAAAAGGATAGAATGAAATATGACGACATTTGTTAATGGTTTTAAAACCGCGAAATTTATTAATCCTCCAAAAAATACTTTAATAGAAATTATATATGAATCAAACAATAAAGATTCATCATATCTTATTGATGTGGATCATGAGCATCCAGATTTTAAAGCTTTAATGGAATTAGTATCTCTTGAAGATATTGAAAAGGCCACATATAATAAGCCAACTGTGCATATTTCAGAATCTATTCCTATTGCAAAAATTAGTAAAGAATCAATTAAAAATATTGAAATTATTAATAATACAGCTGAAATTATTGAGATAGTTCCAGATGAGGCACCGGTTAAACCTGCTTATATTCCAAGACAAAAAAAGAACAGGCAAGTTGAAGTACAAGCAGTAAATGATGCCATACAAATGCTAATGGATAATCGATATGATGAAGGTATTATTTTTCCATTAAAAGTAAAATTATTTAAAAATGAAAAAATAATTAATTCTGGATTAAAAAGAGATATTGAAGAAAGTAAAGATTTGATGCATCTTGTATCAATTATGCAATACTTGGATTAAATTATGAGTAAAAATAAAATTGTTTACTTGCAATGGGGTGATAGATATACTCAAGAGCATGTAGATCGATTATATGATCAAATCAATAAAAATTGTTCAGTAGATTTTGACTTTATGACGGTACAAGGCTGTCATGAAGGCGCTGCCTTTGATCAAATGCAATCTTTACAAAAAAAATATTATAGAGGTGATTTGGACGTAGACTCATCTATAACCGAAAATTCATCCGATACATATGTTCGTGAAGATGCCGGTGGTCTTGCACACTTTCGTAAATTTATTTTATTCATGCGAGACGACGATGATAGATATTTTGATAAAGATGACACTATATTATATGTTGATTTAGATACACTTATTACAAACGATCTATCATATTTTTTCGATTTAGATAATTCTAAACCTTGGATTGCACGCAGCTGGCAGTTTAATAAAGATAGTAAATGGAAAAGATTATATAATTTAAGAAGTTGTCCATATTTCAATAGTTCTGTTATGGTATGGAAACCCGGGCAATGTAGAAAAATATTTAATCAGCTTACAAATCCAGTCAAAATAGAAGCATCATTTTTTCAATACGGAGTAAATGATAATTGGTTATTTCATAGATTTGGTCCAATGGCATATAGTAAAGATGATAGAAATTTTTTTAATCATTTTGATAAAGACATTGTAGTGTCAGACCCAAGTTATATGACAAATAATACTAAAATCCATACATTAGCAGGCCTTTCTATGAATGAAAAGAATAAAATATGTTTGAATTAAATGATAGCTTAATATCATGTTTAGCATATATTGATTCTAACATGCCTTATAGAAAAAAAGATTTTTATGATTCAATTAAGCCCCAAGCATTACAAGCAAAGTTTTGGTTAGCTGAAGAATATAATAAAATTTATAAAGAACAGCGCACCGCAAATATTATTGGTGCAGGCTTTGTAATGTTTAATGATTATTTTTTAAAGATAATGAATATAGATAATATTGTATATTATGATTTAGATAAAGAAGCATTATCGTTGAATTGGCATGCATTAAAAAAAATACGTGAAGAAAAATTAATTTCACAAAAATGTTTAGATGTATTTTTAGATTATGAATATGTGCGCAATGATTTATATAATGGAGTTGTTATAAATTATTCCTGTGAATCTATGTTTTATATGAAAAATTATATAGATATTACAAATTATCCAGCTAATACCGTATACTGTTTTATGGGATCTTCTTCCTTTAAAAGAGGAAATATTAATGTATCGAATAGCCTGGAAGATTTCATAGAAAAAAGCGGGTTAATTAATATTAATTATTCTGGGGAAAAATCTTTTGGAGATGAAACAAAATATTTGGTAATTGGTACTACATAATGTATCTCCCCTTTCATAAAAGCTACTCTTTATTATACACTCGTTTTGACAATTTGTCAACCCCCTAAATATAAAAAAATTAACATTTTAGCATTTACTATTGTACTTTCTTATGATATAATAAGTTATATAATGAAAGAAGAATTATGAAATTTTTAACTGGCCCTACATGGGATGAAAGAGTAATTGATTTAAATCCTGCTTCTAAGATAGGAATTTTAGTTTCATCTGGTGTGGATAGTACTACCCTTTTAAAACTTATTTGGGATAACTTTAAAGATATTAATATAAGACTTTTTAATGTTCAAACAAGTGAAAACCCAGCAAAACCCACAATACAAAAAATTTTAGATCAACTTGAAATTCCACTAGAACTTGAAATTGTTGGCAAGTCTAGATGGAATTGGCCTATGCATGCCCATTATCCTAGATTATGTAAAGCATTTCAAGAAATACGAGATACTACTGATTGCGAAGAACTTTATTGCGGAAATATTCTTCCACCTCATCCACAATGGTTTCCTAGATGGGATGTGAAACAAAAAGGAATAGCTAAAAGACCTTGGGTGACCAACGATAAATTTTTAAAAAATCCATTTGAACATTTAGAAAAATATCATGTACTGGATATAGGAGTAAGAAATAATTTTGAACAAATTTATCAACAAACAATTTCATGTAATATTCATGCAGAAATCCCGTGTAATGATTGTATGGGGTGCTGTGAATTAAAATGGGGGTGGGAACAACTTTCACCAAAGGTTGGTACTACTCTTGATGAAATGACAAAAGACGCAATGATAAAATATGGGAATATAGGATGGTAAATATAATTAATATAGACAAAGCATATGATGATGCTGCAGTTTGGTACGAAGAAAAATATGTTAATGGCGGTTGGGAAAATAATATTTACATGAAAGACGAAAAAGACGCGTGGCAGTATTGGTCAATGTTAAATTTGTCTGGAAAAATAGTATCTTTGGGATGTGGATCTGGTCAAGACATTCCTATCCTTGATATGCCAAATCCAAATAATTTTGAGGGGTATGATATATCCCAAGGTATGCTAGATAATGCAAAAATAAAATTTCCAGATTATAGCTTTACTCATCATGATTGTAATAAGATGATCGATACTAATGCTGATATTTTGGTAAGTATATTTGGAACAGCTAATTATTTAGGTATTGATACACTTTTGCAACATTACAACCATATGAATTGTAAGCATGCTTTTTTTGTTTTTTATGATGAAAATTATGTTGATGGTATTATTGACACTTATTATAGGTATACTAAAGAACAATTAGAAAAAGCATTTGAGCAGTTTAATCCAGATGTTCGTAAATTAAATAATAATTACTATATTGTAGCCTGGTAATGTTGCGAATTATTGTTTCTAAATGGGGGGATATGTATGGAGAGGAATACATAGACAAACTTAAAGAAAGTATTGCAAAATACACTACTGTTGATTGGGACTTAACAGTTATTAGAGATTGCCATACCGATTGGGAGCATTATAGCAAGAAATGGTTTCGAGGAGAGGGTAATCCATCTGTTGTACAAGGTGAAGGTTTTCAAAATGGTTATCACCATTATAATTTAGGAGGTATTCCTCTTTATAGAAAAATGTATCCCTTTGGTTTAGATGATTTCGCAGATGATAATGATACTATCATTATGATGGATATAGATATGTTAATCACCGCGGATTTAAAATATTTTACAACTTTAAATTTTGATAAACCTTGGGTACAATATGATTATAATATGGAAAAAACAGATAAAAATAGATTAATAAAAGATTTTATTAATCAGAATATTACTCCGATCAATACATCTGTTACTGTCTGGAAAAAGGGTCAATTAAAACCAGTATATGATTTAGTTAATCAGTATAAAGATGAAATATTTTTTACTTATCGCAGAGTTGATGCTTATGTATGGTATAGATTCGGAGTAAAAGAATTTTTTAATTTTTTGCCCCCTTTAGCTGTTGATTGGTATTCTAATAATAGTAATGCCATTATAAAAAATATGGCAGGTGAACCTATTAAATTAAAGAATAAAATTATTTTAACATGATTAAAGTATGGACGCTTGCAATTATAACATATAGTATGGTCTGGGCTGGTGGGGCAATGACTTTAATAAAAATATGTCATTATCAGAATCCCGATGCTAGTTGGGATTATGTTCAGTTATCATTGAACCGATGGCAAGTTTGTCCACCATTTATTGAAAAGAAATCTAAGTATGCAAAACCAAAAAAATAGAATTATATGCACTAAATGGGGTAGTGGATATGGAGATAAAGATATTGTAAATTTGTATAATTCTGTACAAAAAAATTGTTCTGTTGACATTGAATTTGAGTGCTTTGAAAATTTAGAATCCGATTGGGAAGATTATAAATGGAAACATTATAGAGCATCGAATGAACCAGATTATCGAAAAGATATGGTTCAAAATAATTATCATAGAGATGATTTTGGCGGAATTCCTCACTATAGGAAAATTCTTCTTTTTGAATTAGATAAAAAATTTAATCCTAATGACAAAATTTTGTATTTAGATTTAGATACACTTATCACTGGCGATTTGGCGTATTTTTTTGAAGATTTAAATATTGATAAGCCATATATAGTTTGGAATTATTGGTGGGACCATCCTTATTTTGAAAGCGGCTCAGAATGGAAAAGACAATATTCTATTACCCGTTGCCCATTATTTAATAGTTCAACTATGCTATGGAAACCCGGCCAAAATAAACCAATATATAATCATATAGCGCAATACACTGACGAAGTATTTTTTACTTATCCATCAATGGATACTTTTATGTTTCATAACTTTGGTCCTTGTAACAGCAGCAAAAATAAAAACCACTTTCAATATTTTGATGAAGGTATTATAACGTCCGAAAGAATTAATTCTATTGAAGACGGAGAAGCCGGAATTATTCATATGTTGGAAGGATTATCTAATGAAGAAAAGTCTAAGTATGTATAATATTGAACCCACTGATGCTATAAGATACAGTAAATTATTTAACCGTATTAAATGGGAATTCCCTTGGTTTTTTGATCAAGTAAAGGATCAAATAAGTGATACTGAATTTCAAATTCAAAAATGGTGGGCTAATCGAATAGATCTCATTGATAAAAAAGTTAATATTCTTTCCTCGGGCATTGGATTTTATTCAGTACCGTTTTGCTATGAAAAATGTGCTAAACATATTAATGCCTATGATATGGATCCTACCACCGATATTCTTTCCAGAGATATTAATAGATTTTATTTTCCAATTTTTGAACATCACCAGAATAATATTATTTTTGATAGAGAATTATTAGATGTATCTGCAGATATTTGGATTAATACCAGTTGTGAACATAGTTATTATATGAAAGATATTATTCCGACTGGTAAGCTATGTGTTTTATCTGGTAATGATTGTTCAAAACGTGGTCATATCAATTTAATTAATTCAGTTGATCAATTAATTAACCAGACCGGATTATCTTCTATACTTTTTACTGATACAATGCAATTTAATTTTGAAGATGATATGGGTAAGCAAGAGTATAATCAGTATTTTGCAATAGGAATTAAGGAATGAAAAAAGTTATTTATTCAATTCATGTTGATATTCCAGAACAATTATTAGATGAAACCGGATATTCTGTTCATTCTGGAAAAAATAAACACAGAGTTAATCGTGCCGGAGAGACTAAAGACAAATTAAATGCTTATAATAATCGTTTAATTTGGACTATGAAGGCATATGCCGATCATATTGATGCCGATTATATTATATACACTTACAATAAAGAATGGATTGACTATTATCTTTATTGTAAAAAAGTTTATCATAATTTGCCAATGTACCATATTGTGAATTATTATAAACATCATTTAATGCGTAAACTTGCAGATCAATATGATGCTGTTTTTTATGCTGATTTAGATGTTATTCCATGGACTAAAGAAAGTGTTTTTGATGCTCACGATTTAAATAAAATTTATGCTAAAAACAATAATGAATTGGCCGAGTGGGGTAAACATGCCGATTTAACAAAATATAATAGTTGTGATCGAAATCCGGTTATCAAATATTGGAATTGTTATGCTTTATTATTATCTCAAGGCTTTGACCCGGAAAATAATGCTATTAATACCGGTACAATGTTAGGTGGTAGTGAAGCTATTAAAAAGCTTGATTGGGATGGGCAATTTGAATACGCGGTAGACTGTATGAAAGCATTACAAGATGATACCGCTACAATGTTCCCTAAGGCTTTACATGATAGATTTGCATTTGATAATGAAACTATATTTAGTTACTTAGTAGAAACTCAGCCTATTGATTATGCTTCTTTTACTGACGCTTGGCATGGAAGACTTGATGATGATGCAATAAATCCAGAATATAAAATGATTCATGCTATTAATAAACGATTTGATTTAATTTGGCCAGATATAAAATATGAAGGTAGAAACCTGTGAAAATTTTCCTTTTTAGAATAGGAAATAAATATGGCCCGGAATATGAAACATATTTGAACAAAAAACTAAAACACTATGATGTAGAGTGGATACATCAACCATTATCATCTGCTGTTGCACTGCAATGGAATAAGATGTTTTTAATGGCATATAATTCTAATGATCCAATAGTTGTTATGGATATAGATACTATTCTTTTAAATGATTATACTCAACTATTTGATTACCCTATTCAACCTGGCGAATTTTTAGGAATTCCGGCATGGTGGTCAAAGAAAACTAATTATCAATTAAATGGTGGATTTTATAAATATTATCCTAAAGAATGTAAATTTATTTTTGATAAGTTTATTGCAGATCCTAAAAAATGGCAAAGACATTATATTGAAAATGGTACAACTATTGGCCCGGTAAATGGTGAACAGTTTTTTGTTGAGGATACATTAAAAGAACGTTTAAATCTTAAACTTATACCAAAATCATGGGTTACTCGGTGGACTCAAAACTCAACTAAAAATGAATATATTAGCCAAAAGTATCCGGGCACTTTAATAAAAGACGGTAATTTTAATGAAGATATTAAATTAATTCATTTTACAACATCATTAAATAAGCCCCATGACTCAGAGATGTTCAAACATTTATATATTTAGCCCTTAAAACATATAAATATATTGAAGCAAGCTAAGGGTTCTTTATGGCACGGTTTTCAAATTTATCCCAATTAAGTTTAGTCGACTTATCACCTACCGATGAGATTTTAATTAATGATATTAGCGTAGAAGGAAATGATTCTTCTGCGTTTAAAAAGCTTTCCGCAATAGATTTTGCTACTTATGCCGTTACATTAATAGCCACAGAAGCTGACCCAGTTATACAAACAGATTCTGCCAATCTTAATTTTAATATTGGTGACAATTCCCCAACTTTAAAAGACAGTAATGGTCAAGTTACTTTTTTTATACCAACCGACTCAAGTGGAATAATAAATAATATTATTGTGCAAGGTCAAGTTACTGATTTAGCAAATCATACTACAACAGATCTTGCTGAAGGTAATAATTTATATTATACTACTGCACGATCAGATAGTGCTTTTGATGTAAGGTTTACTACAAAATCTACTACTAATCTTGTTGAAGGTAATAATTTATATTATACTGATAATCGGGTACAAGAATATATTGGATCGGGAATTCATTTTCAGACTTATGAAAGTAAACCTATTCCGGATGTTGGTACTTGGTTGTATATGGATTCTATTGGAGATGGCGCCACATCATTATATTTTTCCCATGCTAATGGCCAAAAAGATGAATTAATTAGTAAAAATCGTGCCATACTATACAGTCTAATTTTTTAAGGAACAAAAAATGTCTATTATCAATAATAATCTTAGCACCTCTAATACTACTATGCTAACTGTTCCTGCTGCCACACGATATGCAATTATTTCAATTATTTCTTGTAATATATCGGTTTCTACTGCTTCATTAACACTTTATATAATACCATCTGGTCAATCTGCATCGAATAGAAATTTAATATTAAAGGCTGTAAATATTCAGGCAAGCGATACATTTACTCTTAATGCTGAACGGATTGTATTAGACGCCGGAGATTCTATTGTAGCTGTTGCATCGGCTGATCCTGCTTTAAATCTTACAATTAGTTATTTGGAAGTATAATGGCATTTATTAAAACAATAAGCTTAGATAATCGTAATTATTCCGATACTACGGTTATTATAACTCAAAATGAAAATATAGAATTAAATCCGCTTGGCGGTATTGTTACCATTAATGGAAATTTAATTACTAGCAATTCTGCCACATTTAATAGTGATGTTACAATTGTTGGTCCATTAGCGGTTCAGGATTCCGCAACATTTAATAGTGATGTTATTATAGCTGGGGACTTAAGATCTCCTATTGGTGGCAACCCTTTAATTATCAATGATAATTTAGATGTTAGTGGTAATGTTCAAATTTATGGCAATTTGCAAATTCAGGGAACAGAAACAACTATCAATAGCCAAACAGTTACTATTAATGATAAAAATATTGTATTGGCTGATTCTGCCGTAGATTATTTTTCTGCAAATGGCGCAGGGCTTACTATTGGTGGTTCTTTTTATGATAGCGCAAATTTAGTTAAACCGCATATAATTTATGCTTCACTTCCAGATGCATGGGAAGTAAATAAACAATTAAATATTTTAAATGATACTACAATAAATGCAATGGGAATAACTTCCAATGCATTAACTATTGAAAACACGTCTGTTGATTCAACAGGAATAACTTCGAATGTATTAACTATTGAAAACACATCTGTTGATTCAACTGGTATTGATACAAATAGCCTTGATGTTACGGGCGGTATCACTGCTGGTTCGGTTTTAGTGGGTAATGTTCTTATTGATTCGGTTGGGCTCACATTAACTGGTAATGCTGGTATTGATTTGGGCGATAATATTCAACTTGATGATACTGGGCTTACTATTGAGACAGTAAAAGCAGGTGATGCTGGCCATACTCGAGTTGATGATACTGGATTTACTATTCAAGATAGCGATGGCGATACTATTGTATTATTAACGCAAACTGGATTATATCTATATGATAGCGCTGGCATTGAAACAAATTCAATAACAGAATTAGGTTATAGCGGTAATTATATTCAATTTGATTCTGATTGGGATTCTTCTTTAAGTGCAGCAATAGATTTATATCAAGATATTAAATTTAATTCTACTGATAGAAAATTAGAATTAAATTTAATGAGAATTGGTCGATATGCCCATACTGCAAATGATCTGGGCATTGCTGAAGCCAATTATGCTAATGATTTTAATACCGATTATGATCCTGGCGCAACATTATTTGAACAATACGACAGTTTAAATAGAATTATTTATTTTACAGAAATTGATAATCATCCTGGAATAGCATATTATAAAAATGCCGCAAATGATCCGGATCCGTATTTAATTGATAATACCTATAATAGTGAATATTTTGGCGGTGATTCCGAATATCAAGCCGGTAGATTTTATCATAATCCGGTTTTAAGAAAAACTTGGTATATTGATAGATATCTTCCGCAGCCGCAACTTATATCGGAGCATCATAGACACACTGATGATTTAAGGGAAGGCAATTTAAATTATTATTGGTCAGATGAAAGATTTGATTCTGCCTTTAGACAAAGCCTACCGGCTTTTCAATATGAAATTTCTGCTAATATTGTTCTTCAAGGATTTAATTTTGATTCTGAAGAAGGCTTACAACTAGCGTTTACTAGCGACTCAATAGCAGAAGGTCCTAATAATTTATATTATACCAATGCTCGAGTTAATAATTATCTTTCGGTTGTTCAAGAAGATTCCAGTGCAGCAGGATATCCGGGTGGGAAGTTAACTTATTCTAATGGAATATTTACATTTTCACCTTCAGCTGATACTGATACCTTCCTTACCGCTGCGGATATTGCTGATTTTATTACTACCGAAACTGATCCAATATTTTCGGCGCATGCTGCCGCTAATATAACATCAGGAGATATTGATAATTTAGCAACATTATCTGAATTTTCGGATTTAACATTTGTACAACAATTAGTAACAGCTGATGGTACTAGTTGGGATACCGCTTTTGGATGGGGAGACCATGCTTCTGCCGGATATTTAACCAGTGCATCAATTGATAATTTACATACTGATGAATTAGCAGATAGTTGGTTATCCTCCGCGCTTGCAGCTAATATCATATCTGCTACTAATGCCAATGTTACTAATTGGAATACTGCATATGGATGGGGTGATCATTCTACTGCTGGCTATCTTAGTGCTGTGTCAATTAATACCGAAATTGATAGCTGGATGACCGATAATATTGCCCCAACTATTATCTCCGCTACTGACGACGATGTTACTAATTGGAATACTGCTTATAGCCAAAGTCAAGCAGATTATATTCGGGAAGGTGAGTTTCAAAGTCATTTTGATTCAGCATTTAATGCAGATTTCCAGCCAGTATTTGACACTGCCTTTAAATCTGCAATTGATAGCGACTTTCCGGTTTTATTTGATTCTGGATTTAACGCTAGTTTTGCCACTTCGTTTAATACCGCTTTTGATTCTGGCTTTGATTCCGCTTTTAATAGCGCATTAGAACTTGTTACTACAGATGATTTAGCTGAAGGATCTGTTAATAGATATCTCACTCAAACTGGATTTAATGCATATTTTAATCTTAAGACTACTGACAATCTAGCCGAAACAGATGATAATTTTTATTATAAAAGTATTAGATTTGATTCAGACTTTAATACAAAAAGCACAAATGATTTAAATGAAGGTAGCCGTGCTAGACTTTATTATAATAGATCGCGATTTGATTCGGATTTTCTTGATGCATTTAGCGGATCTCTTGTTTTATCACTTGGTGATATTTTTGAGCAAGATAGTCCAAATGCTCCGCGTAGATTAGATCTTACAACAGCGGCCAGAAACGCTCTTGATAGTGCGTCTTTATCAGATATTGGTGATGTAAATGATGCATTAACCCCAAGTGATGGCCAAGTTCTTACATGGAATAATGCTGAGCAATATTGGACAAATTCGACATTACCAGCTGGTTATGGTGATAATAATGTTGCGGCTCTTCTTAATGGTAATTT